TTTGAAGTTGATGGAACAGGTGATATTGTTGTTAACATGCCCGCTTTAAGCACAGCTAACGTTGGAAACACTTATGAGTTTTTCGTAACTACTGCTGTTGGTGGTGCTAAAACTGTTACTTTTGTTTTACCTGGTGCAGGTGTATCAAATTTCTTTGGTGCGCTTTCGCTTATGGGTGGAACAGCTGCTAACCCAGCAAGTGACGTTGCAGGTGATACTTTAACATTACCTAACTCAGTTGCTGTAAATGCTAGAGTAAGATTAACTTGCATTAAGGATGATGGTACTAACTCAACTTACAAAGCTGAGACTTTATCAACTCCTATTGCAACAATAGCATAATAAATAATTAGTGTGGGGCTTCGGCCCCACATATTAATTTTAAGGAGAAAAATATGAGTTCAGATCAGAAGTTTACAAATATAGCTAGCACAGGACAGGTAAAAACTATTTCTGGTGGTTCTGTTAATATAGGACCTTGCAGAATAACTTACATTCAAGCAAACGGTGTAGCATCATCTGTTGTTGTGTTAAGAGATATTTCATCTGGTAGTACAGGAGATAAAGTTTTTGAAGCTGATTTTGGTACAGAAGGTTTAGACATCTATGTTCCAGGTAATGGTATCAGATTTGAAAATGGTGTTCATGCAACCATGACTAACACAACGTCTTTGACTATTGGTTACACTGGCTAGGAGTTTAAATGGCTAATACTACCTCGGGTACTACAACGTTCGATAAAACTTTTGCTATTGATGAAATAGTAGAAGATGCATTTGAACGTATTGGATTAAATTCAGTAGCAGGTTATCAATTAAAATCAGCTAGACGATCTCTTAATATCTTATTTCAAGAATGGGGAAATAGAGGAATTCATTATTGGGAAATAGGTGAATTAGATTTAGATTTAGTAGAAGGACAAGCTGAGTATAAATTTTTTAGATCGACTGATGATGGTACAAGTGCTACATCAAATCCAAATGGTATTTATGGAATATCCGATGTTCTTGAAGCACAATTAAGATCTAATAGAACAGCTACAACTCAATCAGATAGTCCAATGACAAAAGTAGATAGATCTACTTATGCAGGTTTTTCAAACAAACTTTCAAAAGGGACACCTAATCAATATTGGGTTCAAAGATTTATTGACCATACAAGTATTAGTGTTTATCCAACACCTGACTCAACTAATGCATCTAAAGATATGCATTTTTATTATATTAAAAGAATTCAAGATGCAGGAGATTATACAAATGCAACAGATGT